CTATTTGCAAGATTAGCCATGCGTAGTTGCATAGATTGCGTAGCTTGTGTTAGATTAGCTTGTTGTTCATTTGTTAAGTTTTGTGCTGCTCTTTGTTGCAGTGCTTGTGCATTGCTTTGTGCTATAGGCATTGCTGATTGTATAATAGCATTAAATAAAGAGTCTCTACCAACAGTAGAAACACTAAGCCCTCTAGCAGCCATTTGACTTTGTACTGCTGCTACGGCTGGTCTAGCCCACGTAGGAGTTACTCCCTCATCCATACCTGCTAAAAGAGTTTCTATTTGTGATGACACTAAAGCTTCTGTAGGAAGTGCTGCAATAGCTGCTTGTACTTCTACAGGTTGTGTGTCTACTTGTGCTGTAACTGTAGCAGGATTTTCTACGATAGCTGCACTAATGTCTGCTGGTATATTACCAACCTCTGCAACCATAGAGGCTGCTGCACCTTTAGCTTCTGTACCTGTAACAGTTCTGCGTTGTGCTGCTTCGTAACCTGCTGTATTTATTATTTGAGCAGCTTCACCATCAGTTGCAGAAACACCTGTAATAGCTTCTCGTTGCTGTTGTTCTGCAGCTGGCGTTGTAGCTACAGTAACTTGTTGACCTGTAACTTGATCTACCATAGACTTAGTATCCATAGTAAAGTCTTGTACTTGAGCCTGTGCTGCGGTTTCTTGAGCAGTATCACGTTGAGCTGTAGCTACTTTGTTAGCGTCAGTAAACTCTGGCCCTTGTGCTGTAGCTGCTCCTTGAGTTACAGTGCCTTGAGCTGCTTGAGTAGCTGCTAAATCTCCTGCGGTAGCTGCTTCCATTGTTGCAACTTTTATAGGATCTTGTTGAGCTGCTGTAGTTGCTGTACCTTGCGTTGTTTGCACCGTAGGAGCTGCAACAGCTGTAGGAGCTTGAATATTAGCTGGCTTATCCATTTGCTGAACATCAGTAGTTTGAATAGTAGCATCTCCAGAAACTACATTAGCTTTTAGTTTTCCTGCTTCTTTTGCAATTTCTTCTGGTGTTTTTTCTTTGTATTTTTTTACCATTGGTGTGCTTCCTGTGCTTCCTGTGCTTTTTGTGTTTGCTGTTGTTGTAGCATTGGGTATTATTGGCTGTAGTTTTCCCTCTACAAATTTAAAAAGTCCCATTATATTATCCCCATAATAAGAGTAGCCATACTACCCGTTACTGTTACAACCACAAACCATGCTAACTTCTCCCACCTTGCAGCATGAGTTTGAGCTTTCTGATTCAGCTCCCGAAGCTCCACAGCAACTTCCGCCCACCTTGCAGCACACTCTTTTTCGTGTTCTGCTACTTCAAATGTAATTGCATGTCATACTTCCTTTAACTAGTTAATGCTTTTATATTTCCTGCTATAATAAAACAGCAAGTAGTAATGTGTAGTAGTACCCAAGCTGTTCTAACGTAGGCTACCTTGTCAGCTTGTTTAGTATTTTCGAATGCTTTGTTTCCTAAAGCCTTGCACCATATCTTCCACATTAAGTCTCTTCTGCTGCTATTCTTTCTAGAGCTTCTACAGCAGCATTGTTTAGATCCATCAGACTGTCTCATTATCTCTTAAGTAAATGTCGTTAGCTCCTCCAGCTACTCTAGGAGCTTCTGGATGCTGTATACTATTTGCTCCACCACCAACAGGCTGTGAGTCAGTTAGATAGATAGAAGTACTAGCTACCTTAGATACAGGAGGATTGTAAATGTTGTTAGCTCCTCCAGAAATTTTTGGTGAAGCGTTTAAGTAGTTTTGTGATTTTGGTTGCATTATTGTCTCCTTTATATTATGTAAAAGTCATTGTAATCCAATGCAATGAGGGATTGTCGGGAAAATTTTCTTCCCAAAATTCCTGCATATAAACACTAGACGACCATGTACAAGGTGCTAAATTATTTTCACAAGAAGCTTTCATATAGTTAAACATGGTTTTTGTAGAAATAACAGGGCCGTGTAGTTTAGTATATCCTTCTTCTTTCCAAAAATTTACAAACGAGTACCACATTCCGTTTTCATCATAAATAAATGCTTTAGAATTAGTACTGTCTGGTCGAATAAAAATCATGTGTGATATTAATTTGTCTCCATCATCTATAGCAGGTATTAATACCACAGGGTAATTATCTTTTGCTACTTGATAAACGCAGCTATGCTCACGATTAGTAGTATCGGATAATTCTTGAATTGAGTAATCCTTGTGCTCAGCCACAGGCGACGCATCGTTCTTTGGAAGAGTACCCTCCGTTAAATAATAATCTGTTCCAGCTTCCCAAAAAGCCTCAGCTAAATCTGGGCTTACTGAATCAAGCTTTGTGCATACATAACTCATTGGGTCATCACTATCGTTATTTGCTGACCACTAGAACCAACGTAGTTTGTGCTGGTATTTAGATAAAACTCTCCATTTGCCCCTGTTCCAAAAGATGTTCTATTTAAAGTATTACTGCCGATTTTAATTGAAGTCCAACCAGTGCTGTTATTTTGAATTTGAAAATGAAGTCCTACTTCACTTCCAGCTTGCCTGTGCCAAAGTGCCTTGTATGTTTTATTTAAAAAATCAATACTGTTGTCTGACACAGAACCGAAAGAACCACTTAAACCATCAGAATATCCAATAAGAGGGAGCTTACCACCGCCATTCCCATTAGTCTGAGTCATCGTCCAAGTTACTACAGGTGAAGTGTTGTTTTGACCATAAAAATTATTTAAAGATATAGTACCAGACGTAGGTACACCACTATTGTTACTGTGGTTAAGCACAAAAGATCCACCTCTGTACATTTCACTTAAAGCAATAGACCCGCCATTACCATACTCATTTCTGAGGTTGTCAAAACTAATAGCTCCTGAACTTTGTAATGCCATTATGCACTGCCTTTAGATTTTAGTTCTTCAATTTCTTTTTTAAGTTCTTTTATACCTTCAATTAATAAAGGTACTATTTTGTCGTAGTAAACTGTTTTATAGTCAGTATCTAATTTATGTGTCTTAACTATGGGTGCTTCTGTAATAACTTCTGGCAAAACTGCTTCTACTTCTTGAGCATTTACACCAACCTCAAGACCTTCTTTAAATACATCTGAATCTATACTTTTAGCTGTGTCGTTCCACTCATAGTAGTATCCATTTAGTTTTTCAATTTTATCTAATGGGTTGTCAATTTTACCTTTAAAATCTTTTAACCGAGAGTCAGAACTATAAGCTGTAATATTTCCTGTTGCAGAAAAATTACCTGAATAAGAGCCTGACATTGAAAGTGTGCCTGTTCCAGTAATTGTACCTCCAGTTAATCCATTACCAGTAGCAACTGAAGTAACACCACTTGAAGTTACGTAACCACTATTATTTGTAAGCTGCGATATGTTTCCAGAAATTGCTCCAGACAAAGTTGTTGCTGTTAAAGTACCAGTTACTGTAACGCCACCTGAAGCTGTAGCTAGTTTAGCTGCGTTGTTGTGATAAAGGGTGACTGCGCCATCACCATCAAAAACTGCCGATGTTTTTCCAGAACCGGTTATATTAAAATTGCCACTCGCTACTTGTACAAAACCGCCTGACCCATCTCCACTTGAAGAAAGCCTTACATCAAAATCATCACTACTCGGAGTTTTAAGGTCTATAAAAGCTGCATTACTAGCTGCTGCTCCAATTTCCATAGACGCTATGCCGTTAGATGATGTAATAGATATTGATCTATTTCCAGAGCCGCTTACAGCTACATCGGTTGCATTTACAACACCACCAGAACTATAAATTACCGCTTTACTGTTTACAACAGACCCTGGACTAGAGCCGTCTAACAAGTTTAATTCAGTTGCAGTACTTGTTACACCGTCAAGGATATTAAGCTCAGCTGCAGTACTTGTAACACCGTCTAGAATATTTAACTCTGCTGCAGTACTTGTTACACCGTCTAGGATATTAAGTTCAGCTGCAGTACTTGTAACACCGTCTAAGATATTAAGTTCTGCTGCAGTAGAAGTTACCGCTGTACCAGCAATAGAAAAAGCATCTGTTTCAAGAGTTCCATCTACATCAACATCTCCACTAATATCTAAAGAAGAAGCTTCTATCTCACCGCTTGCTTTAAATATTACATTGTCGCCTCCTGATACCTCAAAAATAATTTGATTATCAGTGCCAAATTTTATTAAGTTATCATCATCTCTACCAACAACAAGGCTTGTATTTTTTATAGATGTTATTCCTGTTTGCGCTGCGTCTACTGATCCTCCCGAAGCATCTACGTATGCTTTTACAGATTGCTGAGTAGGTATAAGAGTTGCGGAATCAGAAGCCATGTTATCTTCATCTACAAAAGCCGTAACCGTTATAGTTCCATCTGATATACTTCCAAAAGATACAGTGCCTGTTGTAGTAATAGCTGACGAACCATTATTAATTGCACCAAAGCCACTTGTAATGCTTCCAGAGTTTAATGCACCTGTCGTAACAATATTACCTCCACCTACTGAATGAGAAGCAAAGTATGTAGACACCGTATCAACATTTGTCATACGCATTGTGCCAGCATCGTTAATTAGTATTCCGTCGCCACTGGCTACTGCGGTAGTTCCTCTAGCTGTGTCACCATCTATTAAGTTTATTTCTGCTGCAGTAGTCGTCACACCATCAAGAATATTTAGTTCTGCTGCGGTGCTTGTAACACCGTCAAGGATGTTTAGTTCTGCTGCGGTGCTTGTAACATTAGTACCGCCAATATCTAGCGTAGTCATTGAAACTTCACCAGCTACAGTTAAGACACCATCGGCTACTGTCATTAAATCAGTATCATCGCCATGCCCTATTGTTGCACCATTAATAACAACATTATCTACAGTTAATGCAGTTAATGTACCTAATGACGTAATGTTTGATTGAGCTGCATCTATTGTAAAAGTTAAATCGTAAGGATCTCCATCTGTACCATTATCAGTGTCAGTCCAATTTATAGTTATTCCATCACCAATAAATTTCATTTCTTTGTTTTTAGTAATGGTAACTTCTGTACCGTCCCCATCTTCCATAACAAAACTAGTAGCTGCAAAGTCTTGACCATCTACATACGCTTTGACTGATTGCTGTGTAGGTATAAGAGTTGCAGAGTCAGAGGACATATCATCCTCGTCTACAAAAGCTGTGGCTGTTATTGTACCGTCTGTTATGCTTCCAAAAGTAATTGTACCTGTTGTGCTAATATTAGATGAGCCATTATCTATAGCTCCAAAACCTGATGTAATGCTTCCAGAGTTCAATGCTCCAGTAGTTACAATGTTACCACCACCTACGTTATGACTAGAAAAATAAGTAGATACAGTGTCTACATTAGTCATTCTCATCGTACCAGCGTCATTTATAAGGATACCATCACCAGAAGCTACAGCAGTTGTACCACGGCTAGTATCGCCATCTATTAAATTTATTTCTGCTGCGGTTGTTGTAACTCCATCTAATATGTTAAGCTCAGCTGCGGTACTTGTTACACCATCCAGTATGTTTAACTCAGCTGCAGTACTTGTTACACCATCTAAAATATTAAGTTCTGCAGCAGTACTAGTAACGCCATCAAGTATGTTTAGCTCTGCTGTTGTACTTGTGACACCATCTAGAATATTTAACTCAGCTGCTGTAGTTGTAACTGCTGTGCTACCTATTAATAGTTTATCTTTAACAATGTCTATAGTTGTAGCACCTGCTGTTAATAACTTATCAGCTGACTCATCCCAAAGCAAATATGCTCCTGAAGTAGCACCAAAAAACTTAACGTCAACGCCTGTGTCATCAACACCAAATGTAGTCACACCATCTATTTGTACTGTACCATCTATATCTACTGCGTCAAGATTTGCAGTACCGTCTATGTCAGCATCACCGCTAATGTCTAATGTAGCTGCATCAAGCTCACCTGAAATAGTAATGTTTCTACCACCACTAATGTCTTTGTTTGAGTCTGTTATGATAGCTTTACTTGCTATTACTGTTCCATTTGTTATTCCATCTATAAGATTAATGTCTGCTGCACTTGCTGTAACACCGTCTAGTATATTTAATTCTGCAGCTGTTGAGGTAACACCATCCATAATATTCAATTCAGCAGCAGTTGCTGTAATTGCAGTACCGTTAAAATTTATTGCATCTGCGTAGACTGTACCATCAAAGTATCCATCTTTAAATTCTAAAGAGCTTGTACCTAAATCAATGTCATTATCTGTTACTGGTACTATCGCGCCATCCTGAATCCTTATTTGTTCTACAGCAGAACTACTTACTTGAACAAAAACTCCCCAACGATTGTTTGTACTATCTACTACAATCTTGTTTAAAAAATCTTGATCACCTATAGTATGTATATTACCACCTTCACCAGCTGTGCCATCATGTTGATGCCCTGTTGTTCCCGATGTAGCATAAGCAAAAGCATTTAATATTTGATTATATTCGTTATTAAATAACGCTGCTGTTATAGTATCTCCATCAGAAAAACTACTTTGTCGTGTGTAACTTGTCATTCAAATTATCTCCTGTTAGCTGGTGTATAGTCTACGTATATACCATTGATAGCGTAGGGAGGATTTTTATCCTCTGAGCGTATTCTAAAACTTGTAGTGTGTCCATTACCTTGAACTGCTTGTCTAACTGTAGGATCAAGAGTTCCTCCAAAAAATGCTGAACCAAAAACACTTGTACCAAATGTAGCAGGTGTTCTTATTGTACTTAATGTGTACTCTGCTGGTTGCGGTAAATTTGGATCTTCGTAATCGTAACGAACTCTTAATTTAGGTTCTACCGTTCCTTCAGGACTTACAGAAAGTTTTACGTAGTTTACTGTTTTTCTAGTACCGTGATCTCCAAAGTCATAGTTAGGAGTTGTATAAGTTGCTAGTATATTTGCCTCTGTTCCTGCATAATTAAAAGAACTTCCAGAGTCGTGTAAATAAACATACCCATTATTATCGCCATGGTACTGTCGCTCAATTCCAGAATTATCAAAACCTGACGCAATAGACCTAGCTTGAATGCCTTTAGTTTCTGACCAAGCCATTCCGTTTGTTGTTAAACTTCCTATAATACCTTTAGATTCTGTAGCTGCTTGAGAAGCTCCTGTATAAAATAATCTATATTGCGACTTATTTCTAAGTACTGCACTAGAAACTATATAGCTACTTATATTTCTTGCTAATTCATTTGTAATTGGTTGTATCGGTCTACTAATAGAGCTTAACTCTACGTCACCAATTCTAGTTGTACCTGCAAGAGTCCGAACTCCATCAGGGCTTAAAAATACTAAGTCGCCACTAAATTCTTGAATACTAAAATTATCTAAGCAACCTACGTTTTGAGTAATTGGAGTAACAACTATTGAAGAACTTACATTTATATTTTGAAGTTTATAAATACTATTCTGACAAAAGATTATAAGATCTTGACGAAAAGTACGAATGCCTACAACTTTGTCATCTAGTTTTATACTACCTGATCCAGTACTTGTAAAGTCATCTATGTCATCTGTACCACTGTAATAAATAGTATTAGGATTGTTTGTGTCTCCTGCAACAACTAAATGTTTGTCGTGTATTATACAAGTCTTAGGAAAAACACTTCCGTCAACTGTAATTTCTTTTACAAAGTAAGTTCTATTAGTTAAAGCTCCTGTACCTGTCATTTTAAAATAAAAAGGCTTTGTAGCAGAGCCTTGATCTGTTATGATTACTTCACCATAAGTAGAGTCACCTTCGTACAAAGCAAAGTTAGCTTGGCCTTGGCTCGTTCTTGTTAATGTTCCTCTACCTGTAAATGCAGAATAGTTATCACCACCTGCGTCTACCGAAGATCTATTAATTTGTAACCAAGTAATACCATCTAACGTAAAATAAATATTTGTTCCTGAGCAAGCTATTAACCCATCTGCATAAACAAAAAGACCTATAATAGCGTTTGTGCTATTAGGTCTTGCAGCATCGTCACCACCAAAAGGTGCGAAACCATTAATTCTTCTGTAGCCACCATCTGTATCAACTTCAAAGTTTTCTAATACTGTAGCAGAACCTGCAACTGTAAGAATTTCAAATTGATTTAAGTTTGTGTTAAGTCCACCTTTACATGATACAGCATATGGTAATGATTGTGCCATTATATAAACCTTATTCTATCATCTTTAAAATAGCTTGGGGCTGGTTCCATTAAATGCATCTTCATTGTTTTTAATCCACGTTTGTAATCTTCGTTAGCAAATGCAGATGCTTGAGCATTGTCTTTAAACTGATGCATGTAATATCTTGCTCTGTTTATTAATACAGGTACGTACACATCTGGAAAAACTATAGCGTCAGTTGAAGCTGACAAAGCTGTTGGTAAATCATAAGCGTAAAAATAAATTCTATAAACTTTATCAGGTATTGACGAAAGACCAAACTTTCTGTTGTCTGGACTTTTTATAACTCTATCGGGTGTTCCGTAGTTTTGAGTGTCAGCATCATCGTGATTCTGAGCTATACGAAAATAATCTTTCCATTCTTCAATACTAGTAAATCGTAAATTACGAATAGTATAAGGTGCTGATTCACCACTAACACCTACTGTAGTTAGTAAAAAATTATCCCAATCTATGTAGCCATAATCTGTTGTGAGACTACTTGAAGCTGGTTTTAATTCATACCATCGAGTACCAGCTACAGTTTCAACATATGTATTGCCGTACATTGGATCTGTAGCACCAGATTCGCCCGTAGCTAAGAAAGGCCACTGAGGTTCTTCATTGACCATATCTAAGTAAGATCTATTTATTAAATCTTTTACGTGCGTCTGTACTCCTATAGAAGATCCAAAGTCAGAACTTGTAAGCTCTACTTCGTTCATTTCGCGTAGAACTTCATTGCATAGTTGTAAGTATGTTGTAGCCATTAGTGACCCATAGTTTTCATTCGTTGTTCCATACTAAATTTTGAACCTTGCGAATGTCCAGCATTTGTAAACTGTCTTTCTAGTTCAAAAATATTCTTGTATCCTGTTTGACCATCTGACACTATTTTGCGATCAGCATCAGTAAGCATTCTTTCTTCATCCATCATGTACATCATTTACTTGACTCCCGTTGTTTCTAAAAATACGGTCATAATTATTTTGATAGTTTTTTAAACTTTCAGAGTTATAAAACTTTCCAGTAAGACCTAATTGCTTACCTCTTTTTTTATTAGCTCCCCGTATAAATACAGGTTTTTCATTACTTCCTAGTTGTGGCATATAAAAACTCCAAAAGGCTTGGGGGCCTAATCAAAGACCCCCTTACCAGTTCTATTAGTCGATTCCGTAGAACGCTGATACGAGGGCTTCGCCTCTTAGTACCTTAGCTCCATATACGTGTAGTCCACGTACAATGTCACCAAAGCTATCAGGGTCACGGATGACCTCAGTGCTTGTAATAGTCTGAGCAGTTGCAGTAGACGAAATATGTCCAGCAATACATTGACCAGCAGCATTTGTAGTTGCAGCAATGTTATTAGTCTTGTACATATTGAATCCACGTAACTTACCAGAAGATACTAGACCGTTTCGGATAGATCCCTGTCCAGCATTGTAGTCTACTGAAAGAAGTTTAGAAGAACTTGAAGCAAGTACTTCGTAGAACTCTGGATTCGCTAGGAACCATCGTCCTTCTTCAGGAACATTTTGCTCATCAAGAAGTCTAGCCATGTGAGACATTACGTCTATAGGGTCGTGTTCGCTAGAACCAAAACCTATATCCAAGTTACCAGTACCGTCAAAAGTACCAGCAGCAAGGTCAGTCGCGTTGTCTGAACCAAGTATGTGGTTAGGGCTAGAAGCAGAAACGCCAGCAATCATAGTTGCTATAACGCCTTCATCAAAAGCATCACGCAATGCGTAAGCTGCTGAAGAAGTTGCTACGTCTCTGAAGTTAACGTGAGACATGTTAGTTTCAATATCATCAACGATGAATTTGAAAGCGTTTGCTACGTCAACAACAAGAGTTACTTCTTGGTCGGTTAGTTTAGTCTGAGTTACATCTGCTCCACGTTCATATTGGTATACAGTGATTTCAGGTTCTTTGATAATCCTTACACTATCACCGAAAGCTGCAATTTCTCCAGCATAGTCAGTGTTCGTAACAGCTTCTGCTACAGAAGATTTACGAAAAAAGTTTAGTACCTGTTTGGAATAAACCTTTGGTAAGAAAAAAGAATTAGTTTGACCACTTACTGAGTTACCAAAGTTACCGTTAGTATCAGTACCTTGCTCAAAAAATTGGTCGGATTGGTTATAAGCCATTGTATTTCTCCTAAGTTAGAGTATTATTTTACTACTCTACCCTCAGATACTGCAAGATTGATTTCTTCTTCATACTTGTCAAACTGATCTAAGGACATAGCAGCGATTTCCCGTTCAGTCCAGATTTTAGGTTGCTGTGCGTCTACGGCAGTCGTTTTAGTCGATACCATATCAGCAGCAGACCCTTGTTCTTTTTGTCTGGGCTGCGATTTAGTTTGAGTTTGTAATCCAGCTTCAAATTTAAAAAGATCTATAGCTTTGGATGCTAGAGCAGCATTGTCTGGATTGTTATAAATCCATTCTTGTATTTGCTCTGGCTGTGCTTCAGCCCAATTATGAAAATCTTCAGAACCTCTAATGTCCTCAAAATCAGGGTGCTTAGCTACTAAAGCAGCTTCTGCTTCCCTACGAATAACTTCTTGCTCACGTTGCTGTAAAGCATTTAGTTTTTCTTGAACTTCATTAACTTGCTCTGAACTTCTCATATAAGCAACAGATTCTACTGTGTCATACAAATCAGGGTACTCTTGCTTAAACTTTTCCAGTTCTTCTGGAGTTTTAGGAGCTTGGTATTGTGGCTGTGCATCTCTTGCCATAGCCGTTAACTGTTCTTCCTTTTGTTTAAATTCAGATAACTTCTGATCGTAGTGACGTTTTAAATCGTCGTATCTCTTTTTATAATTAGTTCGTTTTTTCTTGGGCGCGTCAGCTTCCGCTTCTTCATCAACAGGGGCTTCATCTGAGGTAGCCTGTTTATTCGGTCGCTCAAAAAACATACCATCCGCACTGTCTACTTTAGGGCCATCTGGCGTGTGCCATGCCTTATTCATGTTGTACGGATTGGAAACTTCTTCCTCCACTTGGTTTACTTCACTCATATTATATCTCCTACGGGGCTTGTACTCTGCAAGGTAGCCATACTAATTCTTTTTTGGCCTAAAAAAATTCATGGGGCTTGGCTTGTCAAGGTAGCCGTAAATTAAAATTACCTGAGACTTGGTGCTTGATTAGCACGTAAACTCATTAGTTTACGAATTTCATCATCCGTATTTCGTGTGTCACTCTCTAGGTCGTCTGTGCTTGTACTTGGAAGTAATCCTCCTCCATACAAGTCTTTTCTCATCATACCACCGTCATAAGCACGTTCAGCATCATCCATCATTGCTTGAAGATTGTCTGCGCCTATTTGATCGGTAGCTTTTTTGGTTATCACAAACTCACCATCTGATAATCTAGCTGGTATTGAATCTGATAACCCATCCCCAAGGCCGTCTACTTCTCCTGACCCTGAGAACTCAGAAGCTGTCGTAAGAACTTTGTCAAAAATTTGACTTAGTTGTTCGTCACCTTCTAGAGCGTTCATTAAATATTGTTGTTCTTCTGTGTCTAAAGCTTGATCTAAAACCATTTCCATTTGGTCTTGCTCAACAACTTCATCTGGTTCTTGAGCATTTTCTAATTCTTCTGGAGTAGCATTAGGATACGTATCTTCAGGAACATCCATTACTGGTTCTTCAATAGATTCCTCCTCTATTGGCATGTCCATAGCCATTTCAGGTGGCATCATTAAAGAACCCCCTTCTGCTTTTTCCTCTCTAAGATTAGTATTGTATTCTGTACCTTGAAACATAAATGTTTTTTTACCAGCATTACGAGATTCTCTAAACTTTTTTTCAAAAGCAGTTCTATCTTTTTTAGGTAAATCTT